AGATTGAAGACATTAGGTTGTCAATAGATTAGAAAGCATATGAACAACGCCTCACTTTTTATAGGAGATAGAATTGAATACACAATTTGTAAAACATAAATTACCATGCCCAAAGTGTGGTAGTAGTGATGCTGTTTCACTTAATAACAATGGCTCTGCAAAATGTTTTAGCTGTAATACATTTTTTCCAGACTATGACAATGCAGATAGTGATACAGTTATACCAATAAAACAACCTGAAACATCATTTCTTAATTCATATACAGGAGTATATGGAGCTTTGACTGATAGAAATATATCAGAGGCTACAGCAAGAAAGTTTGGTGTCAAAGTTATTAAAGATAACAATGGTCAAGTTAAACAACACATCTATCCATTTCACAATGGTAGTGAGATAGTTGCAACCAAGACCAGATATGTAGACAATAAAAACTTTGCATGTAATGGTACATTTCAAGGCACAGGATTGTTTGGAGAACAACTGTATCGTAATAAAGGTGGTAAGTATCTTACAATAACAGAAGGTGAATGTGATGCTATGGCAGTCTATGAATTAATGCAAGGCAAGTCTAGTGTTGTATCTATTAAACGAGGAGCATCTTCTGCTGTTAAAGATATACGAGAGAGCATTGAGTTTGTTGAGAGCTTTGATAATGTAGTCTTGTGTTTTGATAATGACAAGGCAGGTATTGAAGCTGCAAGACAAGTAGCTAGAATACTTAAACCAAGTAAAGCTAAAATAATAAACTTACCAAATGGGTATAAAGATGCTAATGAAATGTTAGCTAAGAAAAAGTTCCAAGAGTTTTCAACAGCATGGTGGGAGGCTAAGACCTATACACCTTCTGGTATTATGGAACTGTCTAGTAAAAAGAATGATTGGTTAAACAGAGAAGTAAAAGAAAGTATTGCATATCCTTGGGAGGGATTAAATAAAAAGCTTTATGGTATGCGTAAAGGAGAACTTGTTACTCTTACTGGTGGCACAGGACTTGGTAAGTCTAGTGTAACTAGAGAACTTGAACATCATCTTATTAAAAACACAGAAGATAATGTAGGTATCATAGCACTAGAAGAAAACTGGTTAAGAACTGCTGATGGTATTGTATCTATTGAAGCTAACGATAGAATATATTTATCAGAGAAACGAGCCAAATATACAGAAGAAGAACTACATAAATTATTTGACAATGCAATACAAGAAGGTAGAGTATTTATCCATGCTCATTTAGGAGCAACAGACATAGATGAAATCTTTTCTAAATTAAGATATATTATTGTTGGTTGTGAATGTGATTGGGTAGTGGTTGACCACCTACATATGCTTGTCAATGTATTAACAGAAGGAGATGAACGCAGAGGTATTGATATGCTTATGAATAGATTGCGTAGTCTTGTAGAAGAAACAGGTGTAGGTATGATATTAGTATCACACTTGCGTAGAGCAGCAGGAGATAGAGGACATGAGAAAGGTATTGAAGTATCATTGTCACATCTTAAAGGCTCACAAGGTATTGCACAACTATCTGATTGTGTGATAGCATTGGAAAGAAATCAACAGGCAGAAAATCCTGATGAAGCTAATATAACTAAAGTCAGAGTCTTGAAGTCAAGATATACAGGAGACACAGGAATGGCTTGTAGTTTAAAATATGATATTGATACTGGTAGATTACACGAAGTATCAGAGGAGGAAACATTTAGTAATGAAGATTATTTTTGATATAGAAACGGATGATTTAAATGCAACTAAAGTATGGTGTATTGTAGCTAAAGAAGTAGATGGTAAGTCTTATAGATTTACACCAGATGAAATTGAAGATGGCATTAAACTATTAGAACAAGCCGATACTTTAATAGGACATAACATTATAGGATTTGATTTACCTGTATTAGAAAAGTTATACAACTTTAAATATAATGGAAAAATAATTGATACTCTTGTTATGTCAAGACTTTACAATCCTGTTAGAGAAAATGGACACAGTTTAAAAACTTGGGGTTATAGATTAGGAGTTCCTAAACAAGAACAACCAGAGTTTAATAACTATAGTCCTGTTATGTTAAACTATTGTGAACAAGATGTTATATTAAATGAAGCTGTTTATAAATACTTATTAGATGAAGGTGCAGGGTTTAGTAAAAAATCTTTTGACTTAGAACAACAAGTTGCTATTATAATGAATGAACAAGAAAAGACTGGATTTTATTTTGATAGTAAACAAGCTATGACTTTATTAGCAAAACTAAAACAAAACATGGCAGATGTAGAAGATGAAGTTCACAATACATTTAAACCTAAATGGGTAGAAGATAAACATGTTTTACCATACACTAAAAAGAATGGAGAACTAAGTAAGCGAGGACTTACTGATGAAGAGTATGAAAGTATTCTTGCATCTGGTAATCGTGGACCATTTGTTCGTAAGAAATTAGTAGAATTTAATTTAGGTAGTCGTAAACAAATAGGAGAATATCTTATAGACTTTGGTTGGAAACCTGAAAGGTTTACTCCTACAGGACAACCTATTGTAGATGAAGCTACTCTTAAAAAGATAACGCATATTAGAGAGGCTAAACTTATTGCTGATTATTTATTATATCAAAAGCGTATAGCCCAAGTATCATCATGGATTGATGAACTAAAAGAAGATAGAGTTCATGGTAGAGTTATACCCAATGGAACTATTACAGGTAGAATGACACATAGAAATCCTAACATGGCTCAAGTTCCTAATATACATAGTCCATTTGGTAAAGAGTGTCGTGCTTGTTGGTCTGTTCCTGAAGGATATAAATTAGTAGGTATAGATGCTAGTGGATTAGAATTAAGAATGTTAGCACATTATATGAATGATTCAAATTATATTGAAGAGGTTGTTAATGGAGATATACATTCTACTAATCAAGAACTTGCAGGACTTAAAACTCGTGACCAAGCTAAAACATTTATATATGCTTTAGTGTATGGTGCAGGAGATGCAAAGATAGGTAGTATTATTAATGGAGATATTAAGAAAGGTAAAGCTTTAAAAAATAGATTCTTTAGTAATTTACCAGCACTTAAAAAGTTAAGAGATAGAGTTCAACAAGCTGCTAATCGTGGATTTTTAAAAGGTATAGATGGTAGAAAGATACATGTTAGAAGTCAACATGCAGCACTTAATACTTTATTACAAGGTAGTGGTGCTATAGTAATGAAACAAGCTATGATAAACTTGTATGAATTAATTAAATTAAATGTAGTAGATGCACACTTTGTAGCTAACATACATGATGAATGGCAATTACAAGTTAAAGAATCACAAGCTGATTATATAGGTAGGCTTGGAGTAGAATGTATAGAAAAAGTCACAGAACAATTTAAAATGAGATGTAATTTAACTGGAGAATATAAAATAGGAGGTAACTGGAGTGAAACGCACTAAGGAACATTCAACAAATAGAAAGGGAGACCTTGCAGAATTTTATGCAGTCACTTGGCTATGGGATAATGGATATGAAGTATTTAAAAACTGTGGATGCGATGGATTTATTGACTTGGTAGCAAGAGATTCAAAAGGAAACATAAAATTAATAGATGTAAAAACTGCTAGAAGAGATTATAGAACTAAAGATTCTTATACATCAAGAACAACAAGAACTAAAAAACAAATAAAAGCTGATGTTCAGTATTTATTATTTCTTCCAGAAACAAGAAAATTAAGGTGGGTAGAACATAATGAAAAATAAAAGTAAAGAAATCATTGACAAATCTAAATTAGACAACTATAATAAGTTTACATCAGAGTCTGGACATTGGTATACCCAAGAGGGAGAACCTATGTATACTCTTATAGGTGCTAATGGTAAAGAAAGAAACACTACATTAAGAGATGCTAAAAGTTTAGGACTCGTTCCTTCTGTAACTACTATTCTAGGTATGGTTGCTAAACCTGCATTAGAAAATTGGAAGATTACACAAGCTATTACATCTGCTATTACTTTACATAGAAAAGATAATGAACCATTAGATTCTTATATTTATAGGTGTAAGTCTGATGCTAAAAGCATAGGATTAAATGCAGCTAAAGAAGGAACTAAAATTCATGGTCAAATAGAAACAGGATTTTTAGGTGGTAAGAAAACTAAACCTTACAAAACTATTAAGAAATGGTTAGATGAAAACTTTACTGACCATGATTGGATTGCAGAAGATTCTTTCTGTGCACCTCAAGGTTATGGTGGTAAAATAGATTTATATTCTAATGATGTTTTCATAGACTTTAAAACTAAAGATAACCTTGAAGGCAAAGACCCTGCTAAATTAGTTTATGATGAACATGGTATGCAACTTTCGGCTTATGCTCAAGGTATGGGAATAGATTGTCCTACAAGAGTATCAATATTTATTGACAGAAAGAATACAAATATTATATTGTTTCATATATGGGATTTAGAATCACACGATAGACATATAAAAATGTTTAATAGTATATTAAAGTATTGGCAATTAGTAAAAAATTATGAGTGGTATGGAAATGAAATATAAATTTAATGAAGGCGAAACAATAAAACAAATACAAAGATATGTAGATAAAACTTATGAAAAACATTATGCTTATGGAGATTACCAAGCAACAGATGTTATATTTGATAACGGACATGGAGAGGGATTTTGTATTGGTAATATTATAAAATATGCTATGAGGTATGGAAAAAAGAACGGACATAACCGAGCAGACTTGTTAAAGATAATTCACTATGCTATAATGGCTATACATTTAAAGGACATTCAAGATGATTGAAGATAAAATAGGAACTAAAGATTATTTAGGTATAACAATAGACTATGATAAAGAAAAAAATTTTGACAAGTTTAGTTTAGATACATTAAAAGATAGATACTTTTGGGATGAAGAGACACATGCCCAAGAAGCATTTGCAAGAGCATCAGTATTTGGTGCAACATTTAAAGGAGAAACAGATTATGAATTGGCTCAAAGACTTTATAACTACAGTTCCGATTGTTGGTTCATGTTTAGCACTCCTATACTTTCTAACGGGGGAACTACTCGTGGGTTACCTATCAGTTGTTTCCTTAATTATGTTCCTGATAGTAGGTCTGGTTTATCTGCTCACTATGATGAAAATATATGGTTGGCAAGTTCAGGTGGAGGCATCGGTGGATTTTGGGGAGATGTCAGGAGTAATGGTATATCTACTACTCATGGCTCTAAATCAACTGGCTCTATTCCATTCATGCATGTAGTAGATTCTCAAATGTTAGCCTTTAATCAAGGTGTTACTAGAAGAGGTTCTTATGCTGCGTATATGGATATATCACATCCAGAGATTGAGGAGTTTATTAACATAAGAAAAGAATCTGGTGGGGATATAAATCGTAAATGTCTTAACTTACATAACGGAATAAACATAACAAATTCATTTTTAGAAGCTGTAAAAAACAATGAAGATTGGAGATTAATTGACCCTAAAACTAATGAGGCTGTTAAAACTATTAATGCTAGAGACTTATGGTTTCAAATAATAAATGCTCGTGCTGAAACTGGAGAGCCTTACATGATTAACATTGATACTTGTAATGAGGCTCTCCCTAAAGAGCAACAAAATTTAGGATTAGCAATTAGACAAAGTAATTTATGTTCTGAAATAACACTACCAACTAATGAAGAACGAACAGCAGTATGTTGTTTATCTTCTGTTAATTTAGAACACTTTGATAAATGGGTTGATGATAATTATTTTATTGAAGATTTAATAACTATGTTAGATAATATAATAGAACATTATATTGAAAACGCAGTAGACACTACACAACTAGGAGGATATAGTGCAAATTTTAAAAGGTTTACAAAATACATTAAAGAAAATAAAGAAGGCTATGCCAAATCAGCTTATTCGGCTTATAGAGAAAGGTCGTTGGGCTTGGGTGCAATGGGTTTCCACGCTTACCTCCAGTCTAGAAATATTTCTTTCGAGGGAGTTTTGGCAACCAGCTTCAATCATCAAGCATTTAAACATATTAAAAACAAAGCTAATAAAGCTACTAAAAAACTTGCTGATGTACGGGGTGAATGTCCTGATTTACATGGTAATGACAAGCGTAATGCTAATCTTCTTGCTGTTGCTCCTAACGCTAGTTCTGGTATTATCTGTTCCGGTACTAGTCCTTCTATTGAGCCTTATCGTGCCAATGCATATACTCACAAAACTTTATCAGGTAGTTATCAAGTTAAAAACAAATTCCTTGAAAAGATTTTTAAAGACAAAGGATTAAAAAATAAAGAATTAAATGAACTTTGGAAAGATATATCTGGTAAGGATGGTTCAGTTCAACATTTAGATATTCTTACTAATGAAGAAAAAGAAATATTTAAAACTGCAAATGAAATAAATCAAATATGGATTGTAGAACATGCATATCAAAGACAACAATATATATGTCAAGCACAATCTGTAAACTTATTCTTTACTTTACCAAAAGCAA